GTATAACTCCATATAGTCAGCATACATCCGTCCAGCCCCCGACACTTCTAGCTTGAGGGTTTTTACGTCTGCACCGAACCTGGGCACCTCTTTCTCCTGTAAAATCATTGTTCGCCCTCTCGGGAAACTCAGTTTCGAAAGGTATGATTTTCCAAGAGTGATCTCTATTCTGCGGTGAATATATGGGAAATCGAAGAATTCACTATTCCATCCACACAGCAAGTCGCTATCTTGTATATCCTCTAACATGCCCAGTAATAGCATGCGCTCATCAGTGCACAGGAAAATATCGACGATGTAGTCGTCGGGAATCGGTACCTGTCGGTTAACTTCTGCTGTGAGCTTTTCTTGAGTCCATGTGTTATCCGGAGGTACACAAAACACCACTAGTCGATTGGTATTATAGTGGAACAGTGAAACAGAGTTAATCGGAGCGTATGGGTTGTATACGGACGAGAACCCCAATGTGGGGTCGTAGTCTACCTCAATATCAAGGAATGTTATGTTGAGTTTGGGAGCGGGCGTGCCGTAGTAGTGGTTAGATAGTATTCGCATTTCTGGAGAGAAATCACTCTCCCATAACTTGACACCACTATCTTCAATTTCAACCTTTGATTGCCGGTAATCGTGAAGATTTTTACACACACGCTTTGATACCTTCGTATCAAATATGGTAGTATACTTGCCGTTGGGATCGTCGTAGTAGAAGTAATACTCCGCGCTATGCAACTGCTCCACGCGTTCCCCCTCGTCATTGCGTTTCCAAACTATAATGTTGTCGTTTAGTTGCGCCGCTGAAATGTATCCCATCTATTCTCCTTACATGTCTGTATGACTATAGTGTAGTTGTAGTAAAAAATCAACATTGTTACCCTCTTTGGATAAATATTACTATCTACCACACAGGAGTAAATTATGGCTACCACAACAACACCCAAGGGCGAAGCGGATAAGAGGATAGGAGCGTTTTTCGCTCCCCTGAGCGTAACAGCACAGGATACACCAATAATGACGGTGAGGATTCGTGCTGGTTCATTCTTTAACACCGACAATGTATTCACCGAATATGCAGGCGGCAGCACGGTTGCTATTGCAGCGCCTGGTACCAACGCTCGGTGGACTGTTGTTGCGTTAACAGATGCCGGCAACGTCGCGTTATTGCACGGCGCCTCTGCTATTTCTCCGTCGTTACCTGCGATTCCAGCAGGTCACCTGCCTTTGGCTGGAGTATATGTAACTTCCACCACCACGGCGATAACCGACAATCTGATTATTGATCTGCGTCCTATAATTCGTGCTACTGACGTAGTTGCTGACCTCGATGATCAACTATCTGATCGCCCAACCACGACAGATATGAATAACGCACTAGCATTGAAAGCGGATGTTGATGGTACACCTTCATCTGACTTCGTTCTCAACAATGATTTCGTTGTTGGTGGTCCCGGCACGAATGCTACTATCACGGTTCGCCGAGGTGACGCTGATGACGTAATGATACGCTGGAATGAGTCCACGGATAAGTGGGAACTGACTGCTAACGGCACCGATTTCTCGGCCGTAGCCCTGGTAACCGACGGTATGTTCTTCCCACCAGTGTATACAGTGGGAACATTACCGGTGGGAGTTGCGGGGGGTATGATATTCGTTTCCGACGCAACACCTGCACCAGCGGTGGCATTCTATAATGGCACAAACTGGATTAACGTTGTAACGGGCGTTACGGTGGTATAATAAAAAAGGCCCCTAGGGGCCTTTTTTATGCTTTATCGAGGGGATCGGCGCTTATGCCTATCCGTCCTTCTATGATTGTTTCATATAAGGTCGCGAAATGTTCGTTCTCTTCTTGTATAGAAGCGTAGTTATGCTTGAACATTGTTACTGCCAACTTGCGAACGATCTTCTTATCAACTCCATACTGCTGGGAAATCTCATCCACTGATTCCTTGATCCCCTCTTTTTGCTGGTCGATTATCTCAAAGTAATGAGTAATCGATGCAAGAGCTGACTTGAACTTCTGGCGTTCTTGGGGGTTAGCAAGAATGTTTGCACCTTTGGATGGTTGTATCTTGGCCATATTTGTCTCCTTGTTATTGTTATGAGCGCAGAGCGTATTTTAGCTAGTTATATGTTTGGTGTCAACGTTAAGCTATGTTTTTTGTTAAATGGCTTAACCATTTCTTGAATTTTGTTCACCACGTCCTTGACGTATGGATATTCCTCATGATTTTCGTGCTTGTGCGCGTTACCAATTCCCATGTTATACGCAGCGACGGCTTTGTGCCAATCGCCCTGGGAAAGCGATAGGTATAGTGCGAAGTGCTGACAAGCAATGCGAATGTTTGCTTCGTGGTTGGAAATCAACAAGGCTATGATTTCCTCATCTGAAACGGAGCGTAGTTCTCTATTGGGGAAATACCTATTGAAAGTATCGGGGTAGCGCGTTAGTATGGATTTAGCCGCAACCACCTGTACCTGCATAACCCCATACGATCGCTTACCTACGGGTGATGTTAGGTTTCCCACGGGATTAGCGACGCCTCCCCCCGACTCCAATAGCAAAATTGCTTGCATTGTTTCGGGATGGCCGATTTCCTTTGCTATATGGAATACACGTTGCAGGTTTGCCTGCATAACCTCGTGCGCACGCTGCTTTGCTTGGGTTTTCTTTTCTGTTTCTGACGTGCCACCTACTTTGATGATATCCCCATGAGGCAGGAACCTGTGGCGTGGTGTTGGATGGTACTGGTTTGATGTTGCAATTGCAATTAAAACTGTGGCGACTATAGTGATGATTGTTATCAGTGTCGCGGTTGTGGTGTGATTATTCATCATAATCTCCTTTCAAAAGTTTAAGCGTCGCGTTGCCAAGCGCGAAAGGTGTACTCCTTACGAGTGGTAGTTTAGATTATAGCAGGGTTTTAAACCAGGTGGTGTAATTACCTGGAAAATCCCGTGGGTTATACAGATATGGTTGGTTCGTAGCTAACTGAATTCGAACCTGGTATAGATCACCTACCTGCACAGGTGATGTTATATTTATGAAGTGGGGGTCGCTGGGAAACACAACAAGTGTGCCTCTTGTAGGATTAAACCCAAAACTATGTTGCGCAAACTCGAGCTTTCCACCATATACCTCGTAATCGTTATCAAATGGTGGATTGTCTTGGTAGTCGCTTAGAAATAGAATACCGGTAAAGTCGCGAGGTCTTACCCGTAACCATTTTTGGCGTAGGAACTCACTATTCTCACACACGAATGTACCTTCGCTACCTTCCGGGAACCATTCAAACTGCATTCGTTCAGTTCCCTTGTAGATCTGTGAATAGTGAGCCATTAATTCTGGAACAACAAGCTGCAACCGCTCGTATAGTACCTCTTCGGCGGAGTCGCTTGTTTTCGATGTCTTGATGTAATGCCCTTCTCTGTCCTTATCAGGAACAGTGAAATTAACTGCATCAATAATTGACTCACACAATAAAGGCGAAATAAACTCCCCTACTATGTAGAAAGGTGATTTGTCTGCCATTGGAAGTTACTCCCGGATGCTGATCACTGCCTGTGTTTTGATATACTTCAGCAGGTCGCCTAGCGTGATATCGGCTTCGGCTAATATTCGAATAGCATCTAGTATTTTTTCTTCCTTGTCAACGCTCTCAGGAAGACGGGGAGTATCGGTTTGGGCTCCAATCTCAGCGGGGTCCTCTTCTTTGTTGACGTCTATAACGAAGTTACCCGCTTTGAGAACATTCTGCCCCACCAATATATGCGTATCCATTTTGCTCCTATCATTGAGGTTAAACTCAGCCCCTTGAATCTGTACCCCATTCACCTCAATGTCAAGCCTAATTGTTGGGCGCTTGTCGCCACCGTTGTCGGCAGAATGCACTGTCTGGGAGCCATCCAGGTTCATCGTAATAACATTTGGGCTTAACGGCTCGCTATTGAACGAAACTCTGCTACCGTCGGGGTGAATTTTTATATTAGTTGCGTGCAGTGAAGATGTTGTCGCACCCGTATCCACCTTGCCCTCGCTACTAGCATTATTGAGAGAAGCAAAGCGTATAGTGACAGTATTGCCTATAACATTCTGATTTTGTTGGGGTTCACTCATTGCCTGCTCCAGTTGCTTTGTAGTATGTATTTATGCGTTTGCAGAGAGGGGTGATAAACTTGTGTGTGCTCTCCTTGAACACCATTGGTAATCCGCGTTCAACACTCATAATTATGACTACGTTGTCAATCTGTATCCCATACATTTCCTCAAACATAAGAGCGTAAGCGGTGGTTTGCAGAAAGTAATCCTGAATCATGTGTGTAGTCTTGGTGTTCGTAGAGGTTTTGAAGTCTATTATCGATAATATCCCATCATATTCAGCTATACAATCAACGCGGCCAGCCAGTTTTAGTACGTCGCTAAAAAGGGCCGCCTCTTGCAACACAATATTGTTTATGTTTCGTAGATGCACTCTGAGTGACCGGTATTCCAATATATGGTCGTCAGCACACCCGTCGGTGGGTTGTAAGTGATTCTGCAGGTGACGTTCTATCATTAGGTGTACCGCCGAACCGCGGTCCGCAGCCCGTTTCATCTCTGCATCGGCCCTGTCTTCACCCATAGACTCACGCCATTCTTGTAGCCATAGCTTTTCACCGTATCCCAGAACTGTTGTAACAGATGGGTACATGTGATTGGTAGGCGTCAAATAAAAACGACCTTGGTTTCCTTCGGTCGTTCTCATTTCTACGGGGTGTACTCTAGATACGTGGTTATACATTCTGTCCTTGAACCATGTTACCGGGTGCCTGTGTGCCGGGTGCTTGCATAGCGGGAGATGCTTGGGACGATTGTTGCTTCTGCTTCTGTGCGTCGACCTCTTGTTGACGCTGGGTAGTCCTATCTTCTGTTTCTTTCTGCTTCTGCTTTATAGCTAACATCTTTTGCAGACGTTGCCGTTGCACTAGCAGTGGCGCAGTACGTTGGTTAATAGTAGCATCTAGTGTGGCTATATCCGCTTGTAGTTTAGCGACGTCGGCCGTAACGTCTTCATTAACTACATTGAGGAACTGTTTAAACGATAATTGTGCATTCATCATTTAACCCTTGATAGTACAAACTTGGCTATATCGGCCGGAGACACCCGCTTTCCTGTTCTCGGAGCAGCAACCTTGTCAGGACGTCTCATGTGTACCTCCTCTTCCTCGTCGGAACCGCGATGTTTTGAACCTATCGCGTTAATAACGTCAGCTGGGTCGTACTCATCATCGTCCCCGAACGAATCTCCTCGTTCATTAGACATCTCATGCTTATACCGAGCTAGCTGTGCTAAGCGCTTAGCTTCGCGTTCGGCCTCCTTGCGCTGTTTATTGTGGGCTTCCATATCGAGGAACTGTTCTTCCTGCTTGACCTTTGTTAATATCTGAGCGTGGGCTGCGGCGGCTTCCCTAGCCTTTGCTTCAGCTGATTTGGCAATAGCTTCGGCTTTACGTGCTTCCGCATCCGCTTTCATCATATCTACGATTTGGGTTAACAGGGATTTTTCATCTTCGGTACCACCCACGTCGCCCACGTCGCCCATTCCAGCTTCCATATCACCGGCGCCCTCTTCACCAGGCATACCACCATCGCCCTCTTCACCACCCATTCCCATAGCTCCGTCTTCACTAGGCATACCACCTGCCCCCTGTGGATTCAGTTCCATATCTTGTTCTTCGTCTTCGACCACATCGGGCCATACGACGTCTACTATATCGAATTGATCCTTTAGAGCAAATAACATCTCAGCCACATCCAGTGGCTCCTGCTCGTCCTGTTGAGTCAGAAAGGATTGTAGTGCTTGCTCAAAGGAATCAGCCTGTTCTTGCTTAACAGAAACACGAACGAGTTGTTTATTCTCATCCTCTATGCCAAATGTGACAGTATCGCGTAGGTCTGTAGTTTCTTTTTTCTCAAGAGCTTTTAGCTTTGAAATGACGTGAGCGGTATCAAACACACCAGAATTTAGATCCTGATCTTCCTTAACCATGCGCTTGATGCGCTTGCTCTTGGGTTTACCGCGCTTTACCAGATTGGAAAAGAGGGGCATGGGGTGCGCGGCGACGGCACCAGCACCACTAGCGCCACCTCCACCTACAGCACCACCAGCAGCATCTTCGTTAAGTTTTTTGATTAGTTTCATGGCAAGCGTCCCAGAGTCAAAAGTATGTATCTCGTATTTATAAGTTACTTACCGACTCTGTGGCACTTTCATACAATTCTATCAATGGAAAAGGAGCGCCACTTGGTGGCAATCGGAGTTCCTGTGGTATGCTCTACCCACGTTTCAAAGTTGAATGTCTGTGCCTTAATGGCGTCTAAGTACTCTTTGTACCCTGCTACATGAGCTAGCATAACTTGTTGATCCTTGCTGGATAGATCTGACACATCCAGCGCCTTAATATTGGTTGTGGGCACGTGCAATGGAATAATAACACGTTGGGTGGTCTCACCTTTGCTGGCGCTATGGTAGGTAATCTCATTGAGTTGGTTTTCGGTCAACATTGCATTATTCTCCCACTTCTTCGACTGGAACATCGGTTTGAACTGTCTCTTGTGCAGCTTTTTGCGCAGCGGTAATGGCGATAAGTATCTGGTTCTGCACATCGCGTATGGCACCACGTATCATGGTAAGCGTGATGCTAGTATCCATCTCTTGTTGCCTGAATTCATCCATGATAGCCACCATATTTTGTATCTCGGGGGACATGGACGACACCTGAAATACCGTATCTTGGGCAGTAATGGTTTGTGTTTTACTAATGGCTATGGTCATATCATTCTCCTATGGTTATGTGTTCATTAGTTCTAAAAGGGACTTCCGTGCTTTGTTGTGGTTACCTACTTTATCTAGTATTACCCCATCTTCGTCTATTTTTTCATCCTTGAGAGGGTTACTGATACGTAATGCTCTGTTATCCCATCGTAGTGTTATCGTTTTTCCCACCCCATCGCTGCTGCGAGTTTTGAGGAACTTAAACATAATCTCACCTGCTGCTTTCATGGTTGGGGTCAATATGATCGATGCGTGGATATCCACCGTATTCACTTTGCTGATGCCGCCGGCAATATGCCCTTGATGTAGTTCATCTGCTTCTAGTGCAGCTCTGTTCTGTTGTGATGCAGTTGCCCCGAACATCATATAGTCAAACAATATATCTCGCAGCTGCTCAGCGGCCCGCTTATCCTTCTCCCACACGTTATCTGCAGACACCTTCTCGTTTGCTCCCATTAGATCGAGATAATCCACAACTAACAAGTCGGGCACATATCCATATGTTAGTTCAAATTCTTTTAAGTATGATCTGATGGCGTTAGAGTTAGTACCAGTGGGCATGTGCTTGATTACAAGGTTACCCATGTGGGGTGCTATTTCCCTGAGTGATGTTCCTATGGCTTGGTAGTTCTCACGCCACACAACAGATGGCACCCCTGTGAACATTGTATCGAACCGTTGTGCTATCATTGACTCGGATAGTTCAAGCGACAGGTACAATACGTTCATACCCTGTGATAAGAAATTAACAGCGATGTTTGCAAGGGTGATTGATTTGCCGCCACCCGAATTTGCAGTGACCAACAGTAGTTCGGTTCTTGCTAGCCCACCCCCAATAGCATCATCAAATGCGGTCCACTTCGTGGTGGTCCTGGGGGGCGTGGCCAACAAATCTTCCAACCGAGCGTTGGGGTTGTCGAAGTAATCAACCCCAAGATTTTTGTTGAGTGATATTAGTAGAGCGTCCTTCACCATTGTTTCTACGGCAGCAAAATCGCCGGCAGTAATTAACGGGGGAGCAGCAAGGATTGCTGTCTGAAACGCACGCTGTTTGCAGAAAGCTTCAATTTCCTCAGTGCAGTATTTGACTTCTGCGCGTGTTACGGGTTGGGTTTTGACGCGTATATCGGTTTCAGCTTCGAGTATTTCAGGAGCTGGCAGTGCGTTATATTTGTCGTAAAACGAATGGACGAAGTCAACAGAACGTCGTAATTCGGGGCTGAAATACTCCGATTTGACGATTGACCGACACAACGCATATGTGTCTGGCGATGACATGAGATATTGCAGTATTAATCGCTGTTTATTGGTATTCATGTAACTCTCAGAGTAATTGTATTACTATACAGTTACCCAGAATATTAATCAACAGCCACTATTAGTGGGTAAACAGACTTTATCACTTGGGGGGCGCTATGTATCTCGCCTGCGTTGTAATACACCTCGGGTTGAGTGGTGCTGAGGGTGGCAATATCTATATACTCATTAATAACGCGGTCCGGCACAGAGAAGGGTGGCACTCCCAGTAATATTAGGTTCTTGCCGACACCCCCTGGCGCTGGCATAGTGAACGACAGCTGCGAACCGTTGACGGCCGGTAACGCTGTATTGTCCGTGGGGGTGATGTTAAAACTCCGCACGGTGTAACGTTTCCCTGCGATGAATACAATAGAAGCTCCAATCCACGGCGACAGTACAGAGGGAGAATCGTCAACTTCGGGGTATAATACTGGGTATTCGATGCTGGTAGCGGGATGACGGTAGCTGACCGTTAGAGCTATGCTTGGACTATCAATAAGAGTAGCTATAGTTATTTCGCCGCGGTTGGATAGCTGGAAATCATCTCGCACTGCGGCTACGGTTGGTTGTTGTATTGCAGCGTTGGTTTTGTTACGGGACGTGTACGACACGCACTGCGCTAATCCAGCAATGGGTGCTGGAAACGTAATATACGTAGTATTCAGATCGACTGTGCGCACGGTAAATGTTGATGTTTCGGTATATACAACATTTCCATCAACTAACTGCTTTACAAATACCTGGATGGTTGGGTGATTGCCAAGATTGTGAATGATTCGCCACTCAGATGATTCAATCTGTTGTTGGTGCGTGAATAGTACTCTACGCTGAAACCAATCCTGTAACCCAGCTACGGCGGGGGTTATAGCAGGGGTGGAATTGATATCCTTATTTTGAATTACGCGGTGTAGTTTACCAGGACATGATTGTGTAATGATGCAGCGTTGTACCACATCAAAGCTATACTTGTTTAGTGGTACACGAGTGCGACGGTTGCACACATCACACTCATAAACAGAATCACCCTTGGAAACTATTTGTGCCATTATTACCCCATTAACGGTGACAGCGAGGATGCTATTTCTAGACCTGATGTCTGCGACAGGTACGCTGTTTCGAGCTCAGCGTGTGCGTCCGCTTGAGCAGCGATCGCGATAGTCATTAGTTGCATTTCTCCGTCGGGGTTTGCACGTAAGAAGGGAGCAAAATCCAACCTAAATTCATTCTTACTCACTTGCACGACCACAATTGATCTAGCGTTTTTGATTAGTACATATGCTGGGTTGGTCGTATCGGTTACTGATGCGATGATCTCTTCTCCTGATACGAGCTTAAAGTGGGTTACTTTCATTTATGGTCTCCTATGGTATTATGTGGTTTAGTATGGTCTTATAGTCTGGAAATGCTGATTGTCTGACGGCATAATAGTATGGTATGTTGTAAAAGATGATCTCTGCACCGTGACGTACGCCTTCTATAATGTTATCGTTGGTATACGTGTATTTAACGATATCGGTGATAATTTCTGCGGCTTGTTCCGTATTAGCGAACCGCTCAAATACAGTGTCTATTACTTCTTTGTATTCGGCGGAAGAATCACGGACCTCTTTGCTGTAAAGGAACTTGTACCCATTAATAGGAAATACGTAGAAAGGTTCGAGATTTGGAGTTATGGTGGGGGTTTCGTGAGTAATCACGGCCCGTTGCCGTAGGTTGCGCACATCCGAGAACGCTTCGTTGAAAACAAACGTAACCGCATCGGCTCGTTTTTGTTGTCGCACTTTGACGCGTTGGATGTTTTGGTATGAGGTCGGCAGCGCTTTTCTGGTGGGGTAACCACCAGATGCAGTTACAAACTGGTCGCACTCGAGACGCAGAGCCTCTAAGTGTGTGTCAGTATTGAGTACATCATTTAACCGCATACAAAATATCCCTACAGCGTTTTAACGTGTAGGGATATTTAGTGGAATTGCCAGCGGAGATTACTGGGCTGCTTTTTCCCGAGCGGCGCGCTCGATCATTATGCCGTCAATGATCTCATTGCAGTCAGAGATATATTTCTGCTGCATGCACTTCGGACCTTGTATCAGGTCGTTGAGAGCGTATGCAAACATTGTTTGCTTCACGTACGCTTCGTTGGGGCCCGACTCCTTGCCCCTAAATGCACGTTCCATGCCAGACGTAGCCTGGTTGAACGTGGAGGTAAGGTACCGCACGATTTGAGCGATATCCTTTTCTTTCACTTCCCGTTTTTCGCGTTCGATTGTCATATAGACTCCTTAGCGAGTTGATCGAAAGAGTGCATCTGCACTCACCTTATTGGAGTTTTCCAATACGACTAATTATACGGTTTCGGCTATGAACGGTCAACGTTGTCTTCTGTGATTCGTCCACATATAATGATAAAGTCTGATTTACGCACGATATTTGGGGACAGTAAAAACAAATAGTAAATAGCCCCTACCTATGAAAAAACGATACCTAACCGCCCACATGAGAGTGGCCTATGAATACAGCACTCTCTCGTCCTGCACCCGCAAAAAAGTTGGGTGTATTCTTGTAAAAGATGATCGGATTATATCCATTGGTTATAATGGCACACCCCCTGGGTGGGATAACTGCTGTGAGGATGAAAATAATGTAACAAAACCAGAGGTGTATCACGCCGAATCTAATGCAATTGCAAAGTTGGCGGGGAGTCACGAATCTGGAAAGGGAGCAACAGTGTTCGTTACGTGTGCCCCGTGTTTAGACTGTGCTAAACTATTGGCGCAGATGGAAGTAGCGGAAGTGTTTTACAGTGAAGATTATAGAGGAACAGCGGGACTGCAACATCTGCGGGCACGGGGTATTCCTACACAACAAATGACATTACAACAAGAAAAACAAGGAGAATACATATGCTCGTGTCAGCACCTGGGACTGATCCCATCCATTCAGCAATTTTTGCAACGCCTCAAGTGGAAAATAGCCCTGCACCTTTTGAAGAGCGGTTAGCACAACTAAAAGCCACGCTGCAACATAGGATCACCACCACATTTGAGGATCCGTTTGCTGAAGAGGTATGGGCTTCCACATACAAGGACGCAGGTGATCTTACAGTTAATGACACGATGTTCCGTGTCGCGGCTGCTGCTGCGTCCGTTGAAGCTACTGATGATCTCAAACTTGAGTGGACTGAGAAATTTTATGACCTATTGAGCGGGTTCAAAGGAACCGCTGGTGGTCGTATATACGCTAATGCTGGCACCACGTGGGGTGGTACTACTCTGATGAACTGTTATGTCGGTCCGCGCGTGTCACACGACCCAGATTCGTTGGATGGTATACTAACTCACCTCAGGTCACAGGCACATACTCTAAAATCAGAGGGTGGATGGGGCGAAAACTTCTCTTACATCAGGCCTCGTGGTTCGTTCATACACGGAATCGGCGTCGAAACACCAGGTGCTGTAAAGTACATGGAGTTGTTCGACAAATCGTCGGAAATCATTACGTCGGGGTCAGGAAAGAAATCAAATAACAAGAAGGCCAAGGGAAAGATACGCAAGGGAGCAATGATGGGGGTGCTGGATATATGGCATCCTGATATAGTGGAGTTCATCACCGCTAAACAACAGTCGGGCCGCTTAACCAAATTCAACATGTCGATCAACTGTACCGATGCGTTTATGGATAGGGTGAATAAGATTCAAGCACTGGAAAAGGAGATAGCGTCAGCTGGTGCTTCCTATAGCCACGTACCCGTAGAAGATTTCGACTTTGTTTCGTGTAAAGAGGCTCTTGCTCAACTGGATGCGTGGGACTTAGTTTTCCCCGAAACGGACCACCCTCACTACAAAGCGGAGTGGAAAGGTGACCTACAGGCGTGGCAATCAAAGGGATACCCGGTTAAAGTACACCAAACGGTATCTGTGATGTGGCTATGGAACATGGTTATGGATTCTACGTACAACCGTGCAGAACCGGGTGTGTTGTTCCTGGATCGTGCCAATCACTTTCTACCCCTCAGTTACGCAGAAACGGTGTATGCAACTAACCCTTGTGGCGAGCAGACGCTAGCTCCTGGTGGAGTATGTAACCTCGGTTCGTTGAACCTTCCAATGTTTCTCAATAAGGATCGCACCGACTTCAATTATGTTAAGGTTGAGAAGTATGTGCGTTATATGGTTCGTTTCCTTGACAACATCAACAACCTCACAACAGCTCCGCTTCCAGAGTACCGGTCATCTATTCAGAACAAGCGCCGAATCGGCGTTGGTATCCTTGGTTGGGGTTCAGCACTGTACATGCTCAAAACGCGCTTTGCGTCAACCGCAGCTGGTGAACTACGTGACAAGGTAATGCGTAGTATCGCACAAGCAGCATATGAAGCCTCTATCGACCTTGCTGAAGAAAAAGGAATGTTCAAGCTGTGCGATCCTGTAAAACACGCAGAAGGGGTGTTTATTAAGAGCTTGGGATTGAGCTCCGCGTACATGCAGAAGTTGCTACGCACGGGTATACGCAATAGTTCGCTATTGTCCATCCAACCAACAGGCAACTCGTCGATCTTTGCCAATGTAGTATCGGGCGGGTTGGAGCCGGTGTTCATGCATGACTATGTTCGCACTGTTATTGTCAACTACATGCCCGACTCGATAGCGTCCGTGACACCAAAGTGGTATGAGGGTGTGTGGGAAGAGACCTCCGCGTTTAAGTTCGCAAAGGAAGGTGATGAGGAAATCCTCCGTGCTGAAATCGGCGGCACGGTGTATAAGATAGACAAAAATCGTGGCTTGACCAAAGAGGTTCTGTGTGAAGATTATGGAGTACGACACATGAAGAGACTCAATGAGTGGGATCCCGACGCCGATTGGGCAGCTACCGCCATGAGCATGAGCGTGGACGACCACGTGAGTGATCTTAAAGGTTTCGCTCGGTGGGTTGATAGCGCGATGAGCAAGACAGTTAATGTACCAAACGATTATCCACTTGAAGCTTTCAAGAACATATACCTGGATGCATACAATTCGGGGTATGTAAAGGGCGTAACGACATATCGTGCTGGTACGATGACCACTGTGTTGTCAGCGAAGGATGACAACGGTCCTTGTGAAGAAGTCATTCTCGATGATGTCGATTTGCCAGATAGCCTGCCGGCTGTTCGTAAGAAGTTGAGGGCGGAAAGCAAGAAGTGGTATTTGACGGTGTCGTTCTTCAACGATCGCCCTGTTGAGTTTTTCGTCCAAACCAACCACCACGAGAAAACAGCAACTACCCACGACGCTGTTGAGCGACTGCTTGCAATGGCGAGAGCTAAAGGCATCCCTGACAAGCACATAGACAAGGTTGAAGAGAAAATTAACACAGACAGCAACGTTTCTAAGTTGGCTCGTTGTATCAGTTTCTTGCTTCGCCACGGGGTTCTAATAAAGAGTGTTGTATCTGAATTGGACAAGGTAGAAAACGTCTATGTTGGTTCTTTCTTGTTCGCAATTCGCAAGTATCTCGCGTCGTTTATCAAAGATGGAGAAAAAGTCGCCGGAGAGCGTTGTGCCGACTGTGGCAGCGATAAGGTAGTCTACAGTGAAGGGTGCAAAAAGTGCGTTTCGTGTGGATCTTCAAAATGCGGTTGATTCTTTTGGGTAAAAGTGAGAGAATGCCTTTTTAGGGAGATTACCATGGAACTGAAAGACGTAGCATACAAGTTGTTTGTGGATCTTGATGGGGTTCTCGTCGACTTCGATAAAGAAATGGAGCGAATAGGCTTCCCGTCCAGCGCCGTTGAAACCGACAAGAAGATGAAGGCGCGCTTTTGGCACAATGTCGGCCGTATGGCCCACCATGGTCATGAGTTCTGGGGGGTGATGGATCCCATGCCTGATGCGGACGTATTGTGGAATTACATCAAGAAATACACTCCTGCGATACTTTCAGCTACCGGCCACGTCGGTAACGCTGAACAGGAGAAGCGTGTATGGGTTAAGAAGCACATAGGTGATGTGGTAGTACACCTTGTGCGCAAGAGTGGCGATAAGGCACAGTTCGCTGCACCGAACCATATATTAATCGACGACCGTGCCAAGTCCATCGAGCCGTGGATTGCCGCTGGTGGTATCGGCATTCTGCACACCAGCGCAGCAAACACAATTGCACGGTTGAAGGAGTTGGGTATATAACATGGGGTACGAAGCATTCGTTGTAGATGATAACACGAGGGAAGCGCTATTGCAGCGCTTCCCTCCCATGTTTCCTGATGTGATATGTCACCATATCACTAATCGGTTCGGTGTCCGTAAAGAGGACAACCGTCCATTTGGACGGTCGTTTGAGTTTGTTGTTGTGGGCCACTCGCATGATGACCGTGTTCAAGCTCTAGTGGTGTCGCGGGCTGGGAGTACCATCCGTCCTGATGGTAGAGAGTACCACATAACGTTATCCCTTGATCGCTCTCTTGGGGCTCGCCCCGCGGATTCCAATAGGGTGATTGATCAGCTTGGATATAAACGAGTTGCTGACTTTGGTGATCAATTCCGGTTTAATGCAACGTTTGAATATATCGAGTAATCAGTATTCGTCATCGAACGCGTAGCGTCCACCCCGCTTCTCAAATGCTTGTTCTGGACCACTATTTAAGTGGTCCATTTCAATGGCCCACTTCATCAACGACGGATATTCCTGCGATTCGCAGTGATCGTACACACTGCCATCTTCGTGTATTTCTATATCGTATAATTCTTCTAGTTCGTCATGCGTCTTTGTTTGTACGTCAAATACAACACTCGTGTGGGAGTGGCTCATTGCAGGGTCCTCGTGGTAATAGTTGATAATGTGCTGCTGTTATTCAGCGTATTCGCCTTTGGTATATTTAGCCAGCACTTCTTCAAGCTCTTTGATATACACCTTTCGTCGCAGGGATTCGTCGCTGAGTAGGTCTTTATACTTTTGAAGTTGAACCTCAGCTTCTACTATCCTCTGTTCGTTTTTCTTCTTTTCCTCCTCGGTGAACCTGTATATGGGAAGGTCTGCGATATAGTCCAGGTTCACAATGTCTAGAGCCTCAAGCAGTAACTTTAGCTCCGATCGTGACACGGTCTTGCGTGCCGCCGCTCCAACGTTGTTTACAATGGCAGTTCTGATATCGTAATACCGCTGGAGGTCGTTCTCTATTATTTTTTTAAGTCGCTCATATCGAGTAACGTACCACGTCAGCCTCCAATCAGTAAACTGACGGATCAATGTAACGGGATCGGTGTGCCATATTGCCTTCCCACTGAAGTCCAACACGTTGAGATTCTCAATATGTCTAACAACTAAGCCGAGGGTCGACACAATATCATCATGCGCCATATCGCGCAGGGCCCCACGCTTAAATTGGACGATGATGTTGACCACATCTCGTGATAAGTCTTCAAACCCAGTGACCGTCCCACCCTCACATAACTCATCGAGGGTATTAGTAACCTTTTGGTGGTCAAGGCCGTATGGTATTTTTGTTATACGAACGGTAGTGGCGTTTATCTGCTCTATTTCGCCCTTGAAGTAATAAGCAATCCCCTTTCCCGCGTCCTGTTGTGCATGGGATTCGTTATCAAGAGGGATAAACTTTGGCACAAGAGGGGATATTGACTTGGCCTTCTTGAGATGAGCCAGTTGCGCGAGTATGATGTCATCAAGACTCCTCGGCATGATGTTCGTCGCAAAGCCAATAGCGATACCTTCAGCGGGGTTGATCAGTACCACCGGCACTAATGGCAAGAAGTGTACAGGCTCCTCAAGCGTGCCATCGTAGTTCTCTGTCATTGGTATTATCTCAATGTCGCGGAACATAACATCCTGTGCAAACTTGGAAACAGTGACACTTGTGTATCGACTAGCTCCGTATGCGGTGGGATTTAGTAGTGTGCCGAATGCGCCATCGCCTTTGAAGAGGGGGATGTTGTTTCCATATGGAGCAGCTAGTGTATCGATTGCTCCCTCGGGACTGGCATGTGGGTGGATTGGCATCGTTGCACCAGCGAGAGAGGCGCTCTTGTACTTCTTGCCATCTCTAGCCGTCCATAACACCCGCCTACCCCCAGCCTTGAGTCCGTCTGTCACTGCTGGTATGGACCTAAACTGCATTACGTATAGCGAGTAATCTCGCCGTATCTGGTTGATATACGAAGCTGCAGACATTAGAAGTAAGCCCTCGCATATGCATGACCTTGTTCCAGCACCTTGCTCAAAGGACACGGAGAGTAATTTGTGTGTTCAACGCTCATGTTGAAGTGTTGGTGCCCTGGAGCGGGCCGGTTATGTATATGTCCGTGCACGTTGATGCACCCTGGCGGGACGGTGGTTAGGGGGTAGTGAGTGAACAATAATTGGTATGATACGTCGTGATCATCAACGTCTATTACATAGCACAGGTGGCGTTCGTTGAATGCCAGTTGATATAGTGTACCGTTTCTATGCACGTCGTGGTTTCCAATGATTCCGACCTTATACCCAGGCAGTCTGTTGAGGATCTCGTTGATCTTATTTTCGCTCATAAACCCAATATCTCCCCCAAATATTACAACGTCGTTTGGGGTAACCGTGTTGAGGTAATTTCCCTCCAAGCACCTGTTCATTAGATCTGTATCGGGAAATGGACGATTTGCATACTTGATAATATTCTTGTGCCCGAAGTGTATGTCACTCCACACGTATATCTTGGAATCACCACTAACGCTGAGTGGATCCAATATCCTGGGCGAGTGGTTGTAGTGTGACACGTAGCTGCGCCACTCATTAATGCGTCTGACCTTGGGAGTCGTTCTGCCGTGAAACTCATCCGGCAACTGCAGGTCCGTTAGGTAGTATTCTCGAAACGTTTCTTGTGTAAACTTCATAGTGTAAGCCATTCTTTCCTTGCATCAGCATCATTGCTGAATAATAATGTTAAAATATCCCCTATGTTACTATCATTTACAACGGGGATTAAGGTGTCGGTTTTTCCGGATAGGATCATATCCCAATCAAGCTTGTCCATGCTACCAAGACCCTTATAATAGCGAACCTCACAACCCTTGTACTTGTCTTTCACTTTCTCATAATCTGCTCGGCGAGTGAAGTGGGTGCGTGTTTTTCCCTTGATAACGCACACATTAGGAGCAACAAGCCGGTGTACGATCGGTGGATAATTACTGTCGAATAGCTCCGGCCAGAATTGGAAGAACAGGTTGACCAGTAGCGTGAATATATCGTCGCCGTCATAGTCTGCGTCGGTTGATATGATTATCTTCCCGTAGTTCAGTTCACTGCGGAGAGCACGTTTTCCTGGAGTTAGTCCAATTGCGGAAAGAAGGTCTCCCAGCTTGCCCATCTTCAGTACCTGAGCTGGTGTACAGCCGTACACATTGTTGATCTTTCCTGTCAGGGCAAAAGCAGCGGTTGTTTTGGGATCTCTCGCTTCGCTGATTTGGCTCTTTGCCGATTCTCCCTCAGTAATGAGAAGCTTGCACTCGGAGCGAACTTTCCCTGTAGCGTCAAGTAAACCACTGATTTGTTTTTTCTTCTGATGTTGGTCGATTGCTTTCCTGTTTTCGTCGGTGTGATACCTGAGTGTCGCCCTCTCCACTATGTGGGATATCCACGCGTCACACCGCTTTGTAAACCCCTTCCAGTCTGCTTCTATCGCACTAACAATTTCCTTGCGCAGGTCGGGACCCGTTAGTCGCGTTTTGGCTTGAGAGTCGTACTCAGGATTCTTGATCTTTATGTTCGCTATAACTGCAATGCCGCGTCTTACGTCGTTGCGTCCTATCTCACATTTGTTCTTCTTGGCTATGGGTGCAAGGTGCTCTACCATTTTGTCGAAGAACGCGTTAAAGAATTGGGTGTTGCACTTTCCGCCGTCATATAGTAGTGAACTATTAACCCATGTGAACATGCGCTCGTCCCGTTCTTCAGTCGCTTCGGGAATTATGTAGAATTCGCCCTGCACGGTTGGTTCGTTGATGGTGAATACCCAAAAGTCCTTTCCGTTTGCGGCTTGTGTGACATATTCAATAACACCCCGCTTATACTTGATCTTTTCGCCGTTATACTCAACGGTGATGTCGGGATTCGTCATCGCAATCTCCATCGCTCGATTTCGCATCAACATCCCAGGTAGAGCGACATTCGAGAATACAGCTGGATCTAGTTGGAACGATATCTCTGTGCCGGTCTTTGCTGCTGATCCGGACGTGATAGATGGTCTAGATACCTTATCAGCACCGTCAGTAAAACGCTGATGGTAACGCTTCCCATCCCTAGCAATCTTGACATCAAATTCTGAGGAACAGTAGTTGGTGCAAGCAGCACCAACTCCGTTTTGGCCTATAACACCCACCTCCTTGTCGTCGGTGAAGTTCCTGCCTGCTTTGAGGCTACCAAGAGCTACCTCGGGGGTATACTTTCCCGTAACGTGCTTGTCGATGGGAATCCCACGGCCGTTATCTGAAACGGTATAAAGTCCTGTCTCTGGTACCGCTGAGATTTTCAATGTTTTGTTCTTCGTACTGATATGAGCAAACTCATCCAGTGTATTGTCAATAATTTCTCCCACAGCCTTGAGCACTGCAGGGATGAATTCCATATTGACCATTACAAGCCCTGTCTCCGATAAGATGGGAACATCATAAGCAGCTGGGTGTGTATTGCCCAGGTATACTTGAGTACGGAGACGAACGTGCTCTCGGTCGGTAAGGACTACAACATCTTTGCCCGTGTAAGATTTGGTTTTTGCCATATTACGTGATTTTGCGTTCAATAAGTGTGTTGATTTCTTCCAGAGCACTTTGCATCACGGTCATCAATCCACGTACGGTAGGATTTCCCGTGCCCAGCGAATGCAGTAGTGAAATTTTGGTTGTTATAAGGTCCCGTTGGCCACCAAGTTGTCGTTGGTCCATTGTACCCCATAGGTCAGTTCGAATGGATGTTTCTGGGTCGTCTGGTGTGTTCATGTTCGTGTATGTCCTTATTAAGCGTTAGTGATGTTGCGTGGAGTATTGTACTTCTCCACCCCAAGAATCGCTTTCCGTGTCCCATCTTCCCGAAGGTTTGATATTCCCATGCATGTACCATTTCGTGTACGAGCACAGTCAAGAATGTAGTCCTGTCGTGAAATGATCGATGTATTTGTAAACTTATTCTCTTATTATCGCTGGGCACTGCCCATGCAAACACGTCCGAAGGACCGCAACCAGTAATTGTATCTAAAGGCAGTATTATACCGTCAAATACGGCACTATTCAACACGTTCCACCAATATCTAACCATGCTATTAGTAGCATATACGGGTCTATGGCCACGCGTTTCAATGTGGTGGTTGATGTGTAGTCTTGCCTGTTCTCGGTTCATTTTTGCAATAAGTTTGTGTCCGCACCAATGCTTCAAAATCAGTATATGTGTGCTTTTTAATCGACAGCCTGGTAAACACTTCTCCGTACTTAACCATCGCTTCATTCACGTCTTTGCACTCGCCTATATCAGGTGTGCTTACGCCCCACCCAAGTTCGATAGCTTGCTCCGCCAACAAGTGTCCATCACCAAATCTATCGGGGATAACAACCTTTTGACGGGGTGTTCTATTAAGCCAGGCTATTTGGCCAGCCGTCATTCGGTTGCCAAATACGGCAACTCCCCCCAGCCGGTATACATCAAACCACCCCTCAGCGACGTATAGTGGTTCAGGAATATCCTCGAACATGTGGTTAAACCCGTATAACACGTTGTCCCTGGGGACGTCGGGGCTCATGTACTTTTTGACGCGCGTTCCTGATAAGTCTCTTCCGAAATAAAATATTAGGTCGTTGTCTTTATATATTGGAATAATAAGACGAGCGTACCATTTCTTACTCTCTGGGTGTGGCGATTTACGTCCTATTAGAAACGGATATTCCGTTGGAGATATCAAGCGCTCGTGTTGTAAGTATTCACACGCATATGCATCTAGGTCATCGTTGGAATTCGGGTCAAGAGCCGTGAAATATGGCGGAAGTATCAGTGATGGGGGATCGATTGTTGTTCGTTCTTTGCGCGAAGTGGTACTCGTACCACTTCCTTGCAGCTGCAATGCGTGGAACAGGACCTGGTTGCGTTCGTCTTTCGGTATATCGAAGGCGTCTAGCACCTCAGTCATATCGCGTGAGAACGATGTGTGGGTGTGCTCGTATAGAGCGGTATGTCCGCAATTGAAGCAGTTGTAGCCGGTTGTCGTATCTTCAAACTTGAACCCAGCCCGTTTGCCTTTGCGTCCGTGATCGTTGCAAACCTTACAAAGAATCCCCCACCAACCGTTACCGTTGGGACGCTTTGCTAATGTGAGGTGTGAGCGTATCAGCTCTTCGAATGACAATAACTCCATTCTGCTAGCATACTGTCATTCGAAGTTTGAATCAACGTGTTATGGTGTTGCAGGTGGGTCCTTTGGGGCGTCTTCTTTCCGTTTACGGTTAGCCTTTGCAGCAGCCTCCTCCTGGGAAAGTTTCACCATTCTGTCGAGACGCTTTCGAATATCTGATGAGTGCATCCATATATCTTCACCCCGCAACAAGCGTGCAAATTCATCTTCGGATAGGAAGGGAACATATATTTTCTTCGCGAAAAGAGAGAACCACTTTACGGTGGCGTCGAGCTGTGAAGTTAATTCGTTACCCTTTCCGATTACTCCGCCACGGAAGTTGTGGAACATCATCATGCAGTTATCGTTTACCACCATTTGGTCGCCAGCAAGAAATATTAACGTGCCTAGTGAGTATGCAACTGACTCCAACACTGTCACGATTTTGGCTTGCGAATTCTGCATTGCGTTGACCAACTGCACACCGGTCTCCAGGTGTCCGCCATTGGTATTGAGGTGTATGTATATCACATCAGATGGGGCCGCCTGGGTGATCTTATGTACCATTTCGGTATACTCACGCGGCTCGCCTATATCTTCGCTGATATAAAAATGGATCTGTTGTGCAGTAAACGTCGTTTCGAACTGTTGATAGGGTTTACGCTTTGAAAATTTTGGGAATGCAGAAGAATCGTCACCTTCATCTTCCTCGTCGAGTTGCCATCCGTACGTAGTTTTGCTCATGCCTTCTCCACTGTTGGTGGAGATATTTACTTGCGCTATCTTGTATGGATACGTAGCAATATGGGTCAACTATATTGGTGCATCGCGAAACCGACCATTACTGTAGGTACGATCCGGTTTCGTAATAGGGATTTTATAGCCTCTGCCATGGTCTCGTTGGTGACGATGTTATCATCAACCACGATAACGACTTTTTTGTGAACCTGTTGCCCTGCTTCTGTTGGTTCGATATATCCATAATATCCGCGTGCTCTATCAAGGGGGTGCATCGAGCTTTTCTTTTCGAACTTTGCTTTCGCAATTTTATCTTTTATTTCGCCGATCCTGATCCGTAGCATACCAGCACGGTCTTCGTCTCCGCTGGATCGCTGGGGGCCGGCCTCAAGTTGCTGCAGTTCGGTGGTCAGTGCTGCTATCTCACTGTCCCAAGCTCGTTTCTTGTCAGCGGGGCTTTGGTGAGCGACTCTTGTCACTCTATCCTCATAACCACGCTCCACTGTCTTAACGCTAGAACTCAATTCGGGGAACTTGTTTTTGTAAAAAATGTCAATCACGGGGAAACCCGATTCTCTTGACAGGCTGTCTGCTATCATTCTAGTTAGTGGCGAGCTGGACGGTATGGGGACTATTATGGCATCTTTAACGTACTTCAATATGTTTTGAAACCATTCTAACCCCTTAATCTTGTTTTCCCTCGCGAACTTCTTTCCGGCAAGTTTGGTGGTTATTGAGAGGCGAACAGCTCTATCTATCGCGATTTGTAACTGTTCCCTATCCATTACATCAGACGAGCTACGCATCTTAATAGCATCCATCAGCCCATCGTTACCTTTCATTTTCAGTGTATGTGAGTACACGATTGGTATGAGGCCGTCCACTGATTTGACGTCTGAAGGGGATATGCCGTTTTGTTTGAGCATCATCTCTTCTTCGCGGGTAAGAGTATAATCAAGATTGATCCATTCGACTCCCACTGCGGGTTTGAAGTCCGGCTCGTGTGTGCGCACGTCCTCTAACAGAATATCGCGTATCTTCATCGTTAATTCTCGGTTGGTAGATTATTTATAAAGAAAAGGGCGCCGAAGCGCCCTTTTCTTTACCGTTCTGTTGCCAAGTGGTTAGCTCCTGCGTGCTTTACCCAACTAAGGGAATTAAGCCGCTAGTGCATAGACAGAGTCATTTGCATTTATAGATTTTGCTATCTTAACGTCATTCGCCTGACGAGCGCCTCACAATGTACTTATTTGCCCAATCGAAACCATGACGAGCCCAGTTTGGTGGATATTGAACGTAATCCCTATAGGTCTTTAGAATTACTTCATGCTACTACACGCAACATCCATTTGTGGACTCGGCGGGAGTCGAACCCGCGTCTTGAACACCGTTCTAAAGCAAAGTTAACGCCGTTGAGGGTATTTATACAGTAACGACCACTAGAGGTCAACAATCAACGTGGGATCAAATCCATGGTTAGCGTCGTGACCAACATACCCCCGTGGATTGCAGATAACACGTGTGTTACATATTTGCTGGGTGCTATCGACTAGGTAATCACAGGCATGGTGGATGTGCCCATGTATCATCAAGTCGGGAGGGTTGTCCATGATATCCAATGTCATCTCTGATGCGTAGAACAGATTTAGAGAGTCCCCAACAAAGCGCGGAGCTATGGACGCCCTGGTTGGGGCGTGGTGCGTGACAACGACAGTCTTCAACCCTGCATCCTTGCACTTCCGCACAGCATCGAAGATGTACTTCTTCGAGTGCCGGTGAATGACCCACGAATCCATTGCTGTAAATTTTCGCTTGTACAGATCAGAAGGAGGTCCGGAGCGTATCGTCTTGCTGTCATTCATGCTGTGGAATAGCATATTTGCCATTGGGTTATAATTGTCACAGTCTGTCCACAACGTTGCGCCAATGAACGCAACGTCGCCGATGATGTGTGTACTGTCTTCGAGCAAAAATACATTCGTTAACCCAGCAGCTTGTATGTACTGACGCATCTTATCGATGGTTCTGAACACAGAACCACCATAATGCTCGTGGTTACCCACAACGAGAATTACTGCCATGAACTGCTTGCTGCAGTTGGTCAGAAATGGAATGTATGATGACTTGAGGATGGATGGCTTGTGAACCAGCCCAATATCCCCTGCCAACACAAGAACTGTGTCCCCATCAGACGGCAGGGGATACACGTTCATAAACGCAAATTCGAGATGCACGTCGGAAAGTGGGCGAATTTTCATACTGACAGTATCCCCCATAATAGGGGGAGTAGTCAACCGATGGTATTTGCGGTACCTACAGAGTAAGCCCTGCGCTTCCACCCCTTCTCAAACGCCTTGAATTTGGGATTCTTATCGATAAGGCGCTGGTAGAAACCAAAAGCTTCATCGCAGTATGCTGTTAGGAGTGTTTGCTCTGTGTCATCGGTGCACGAGTTGATAACGCTAAATGTAGCTGGTCCCAGCACGCCGTCTACAGTCAGTTTAAGACCAAACGCATTATTCAGAGCTGTTTGTAGCAGTATATGTGCACGTTTCGCCCCCATGTTTACAGATAGATCGAGCACTTTGGTCGCTATAGTCTGATCTATAATGCGGCCGTAATTATATTTGTCCCACCACATCTGTTTATACACGCTCTTGGCTTGGTCCTCTGTCATATTGCGGATATCTTCAATGTCTACGTCGCCGTCACCATCGAAATCACCAAGGTTACCGTAATCCGCTAAAAATCGCATACTAACACCGAAATTGGTGGCGCCACCGGGATCATTGGGGTGGTTAACGTATCCACCTTCGTGTTGAAGTATTACAGGGATTGCACTATCAAAGTTTGCCATGGTTGCCTCCATTAGGGTTGGAATTGTGTTTGTATATATGTTGATGGCATCAAAAGAATGTAAGATAATACGTGCATGACACAAGGGAGAGCGTATGCTGATTTTCACAGGAACGTCGAACAAGAAGTTAGCGGCCAATGTCGCTTCAATACTAAAGAGCCCTCTTCAAAACGCGCAGGTCGCGAAGTTCTCCGACGGTGAGATACGGGTCGAAGTAATGAGTCACGTTCGAGGGCAAGATGCATACATTATACAATCGACGTGCGCACCAACAAACGATACCTTGATGGAGCTTGTACTGCTAACCGACGCTCTAAAGCGCTCATCTGTTAGCCGCGTGATCGCAATACTTCCGTACTATGGTTATGCTCGTCAGGATCGGCGGCCCGGATACGCTCGTGTACCGGTGTCAGCGCGCGTCGTAGCAAACCTACTGGAATCTGCGGGTGTGGACCACGTTATCACTGTTGATATTCATGCCGCTCAAATAGGTGGCTTTTTTTCGAAACCGTTCGACAACATCTCCGCTACACAACTGTTCGTTGGTGACATATATGGGCGGTGGTTTGACAGCAACCCTATCGTCGTATCCCCAGATGTTGGTGGTGTTGCTCGCGCACGGTATGTGGCGAAACACTTACAGGATATAGAGCTTGCTATAGTCGACAAACGTCGGCCTAAGGCTAACGTATCCGAGGTGATGAACATCATTGGTGATGTTGAAGGCAAGACGTGTATTATGGTTGACGATATGATCGACACGGCTGGTACGTTATGCAAAGCTGCTGATGCGCTTATGGATCATGGTGCAACGCGGGTGGTAGCATACGCTACACACGGTATATTCTCTGGTAAGGCACAAGAGAACATCGAAGCGTCAAAAATACACGAAATCGTGATAACGGACACGATACCACTGCGGGTGCAGTGTGCAAAAATTAGGCAGTTATCAGTGGCATCCATTCTTGCTGAGACGATGCTCCGTGTCCATGAACACAGATCAATCAGTCAAATTTTGGATTAATATACGGAGTACATCATGACAACACTCATCGAAGCAGACCTAGGCACCAGGGATTACGTAATAGAATATATCACGGCTCACCAAATGAGCGCAATCAGCCGGGAATTTACCTCCCGGGGGTGGGAAGAACGGTACGAGGTTGAAGGTAAACAATATTGTGTGTTTCGAGTGCCTGGGACGCGTTCTGGCACAATGGGAGTGGAAATGTACTCTGATTGTTGACTTTTTCACCCCCACCATATATACTCACGTCAACGTCAATCTTGGCGTTGCCTTTTAGGAGAAGGACCATGAAGAAGCTGTAGATACTATCTGCGAGAGCACCACCCAATTTCCTTGATCAACTTCCGTTCGGAAAAGTTCACACATTTACATTGACAAGGAGATTATCATGACGTTCATTTTTCAAAAACCCGAGTTTCAAACCCTTCAAGCTGCTTTTCGGCAGCAATTCCACAATAAAACCTGCTCTGCTTCCGATATGATAATGTACAACATTATCAGAGGTAGAAGTCCAGATAAAGGATTCACCCCCGCTACCCGTCCGTCGAAACTGAACAACGGCTATCCAGCGTGGTATGCGTTCGCGGAAGCTAAACGTACTGCTCGTTCGCAGCTCAAACATTATTGTGCCATGTTTGGGCAACCCCTAACCAGTGATCAACAAGCAGCTTGTCTTGCTGCACTGGAGGTGTAACTGTGGACCATCCTTATATGTACATTTTTGTGCGCCAGGATCTTTCGCAACCACAACAAATCGTGCAAGCTTCACACGCTGCTCACGAAGCTGGACACGATTTCGGGAAAGCGGAAGGATCAACACATATTGTGTTGATTGGAATGCCGTCACAGGCGAAATTGCTTGCTACCGCTGATCACCTGGACACCCACAATATCCCATACAAACTATTCTACGAACCTGATTATGATACCGGGTATACAGCGATTGCCACCCAGCCGCTTGTTGGTGACCAACGTGTTCCTCTGCGTAAGTTTCGGTTAATGGGGGCGTAAAATGTTGACTATGCATGTAATTATAGGGGATACTCAACGGTGTTGTTGTCCTAAATACAAGGATATTAACAACAACCATAACAAAGAAAGGGTAAAGGTGCTATCATGACGACTACTATAGCGGAAGAAGTAATAACTGACGCGAAGGGCCGTCCACTGATTCTTCAATTGGACGCGTCCGGAAATCCATCACGGTGGATTAACTATGAAACCGCAGCGTATTACTACGCTAAGGATCTAGTCGCTTGGACCGTAGGCGACGACGGATATAACATCTGGGGCGGCACAGCTCGGCTGACCGGTAATCGTTCGTCCATGCACCTTAACTCGATTATTGCTGTAAAGGGCCAGATCGGAGATAAGCACCTGTACAGGGCACCAGCGTTGTCAAACAGAACCCTGTTCCGCCGCGACCAGCACACTTGTGCTTACTGTGGCAAGGAAGGCAATGGGGTAACGTTGACTCGTGACCACGTAATGCCTACGTCTCGTGGTGGTAAGGACCGTTGGGAAAACGTCGTAACAGCCTGTGGTAGCTGTAACAAAATCAAGGATGACCGTACTCCCACGGAAGCGGACATGAAGCTGTTATACGTACCTTATGCACCTAGCCGTGCAGAGTACTTGATTCTCATGAACCGCACCATCCTGGCAGATCAGATGGAATTCTTGAAGTCGCAGTTGAAACCTAACAGTCGGATCCTGAATCCGATTAAGTAATAAATGGGGGCGGGGAACCGCCCCCATTTATTTGCATGCTTGTTGTCTATCCTGCTATAACTCAGTAAAATGTTAACTGCTACTAGGAGAATAATATGGATCTGCAACAATACATCACCGACGCCACGCGCACAGAAAGCAAGATACCCACAGTTAGTATCGATCCAGTCCTGTTAACTCAGGTACTGGAAGTGCAAGCAGCAACTGGCCGGTTACTTGACCAGCTCAAGAAAAACATCTATTATACAAAACCCATAAAAACGGGGATGTGGAACGATGACGTCAACCTGCTTGTTAATGTGGGTGGGAAAATTCAATCAGGCGCATACCTACCGCTAACCAGCCCGAAAACAATAGATATAGACCCCCGCGTTTTTCATGCGATTGTTGGAATCGCCACGGAGAGTGCTGAGCTGATTGAAGCGGTTCTCGAATCGTTATCGAGTGGTACACCGATTGACCGCGTTAACGTCCTTGAGGAATTGGGTGACATCAATTGGTATCAAGCGATTCTTATAGATGCATTAGCAGGCAACTGGGACAAGATTCTCACTACCAACATTGAAAAGCTGCGTGCTCGCTACCCCGAAAAATTTACGGCCGCGGCTGCCATTGATCGGGATATTGACGCTGAGCGAGTAATCCTTGAACAAGGGGGTGCAGGTGTTTGATAACTTCATGCTGTTTATCTTAAATATGCGTACCCAGGTTGGGGACGGTATTATTGTTACTGCCTTAGCGGTAATAGCATTACTGATCGTCGCCACCATATAAAGGAGTTATTACAAATGATACCAGGACGTCCAATCCTAGGAAAGCGCGCGAAAACGTTAATATCAAACGGTGCCCAGTTATTTGACACTCGTGATCCAGTAGCATTTAGAGATCACACGTTACCCAGCGCGAAGAATCTACAGTTACGTCAAGTATCAACCCTAATGACAATACCACGTAACGTGCCGTTAATATTTTTTGGCGACGGCGCCGATGATTCTGCGCTCCATGCCATCGTAAATTATGCATCTCAGTTTGGGTTCAAAGAGGTGTATATGATGAAGTCAATGGATGACTGGTACAAGTAAGAAGTTGATTGTTAATACGAAGTGCTATATGATTAATCACCATTCACAAACCCTCGGGAGATAACTAAATGGATCTTTTTACCAATTACAGTAACAGGTATACGACACACCAAGAACATGAAATGACTTTGGTGGAGTATCTGGAGCTGTGCAAAACCACCCCCGCCGCATACGCTTCCGCTCCGGAGCGTCTCTTATCGGCCATTGGAGAACCCACGGTGATTGATACTACCCGTGATCCCCGACTGTCGCGTATTTTTTCGAATCGCAAAATCAAGGTTTACCCCGCTTTTGCCGACTTCTATGGAATGGAAGATACGATCGATACAGTGGTAAAGCACTTCAACCACGCCGCACAGGGGTTGGAAGAACGCAAGCAGATACTTTATTTGCTGGGACCTGTCGGCGGTGGTAAGTCGTCTCTGGTTGAGCGTCTAAAGGAACTGTTTGAGAAGGTACCGTTCTACACACTCAAGGCCAAGGGTCAGATATCTCCCCTTTTCGAATCTCCGTTCGGGCTGTTTAACGCTCAGGAAGACGGTCCGATTCTTGAATCCCAATATGGTATACCACGTTCGGTTCTCAAGACAATCATGTCGCCGTGGGCGTCGAAACGCCTTCGTGAATTCAATGGTGATATATCAAAATTTACCGTTGTGCGCATGAATCCCTCGCAACTGTTCCGCAGGGGTGTTGCCAAAGCAGAACCTGGCGACGACAACAACCAAGATATTTCGACTCTGGTTGGAAAGGTCGACATTCGCAAGCTGGAAGACTTTTCTCAAGATGACCCCGATGCATACAGCTACTGTGGCGCTCTCAACGTGACTGCTCAGGGCATGTTCGACTTCGCGGAAATGTTTAAAGCGAACCTGAAGACACTCCACCCACTGTTGACTGCTACCCAAGAAGGGCACTACAACGGTACAGAGGGATTCGCTGCGATGCCATATAATGGTATCATCGTAGCGCACTCGAATGAAGCGGAGTGGGAACTGTTCCGCAACAACAATCGGAACGAGGCATTCCTAGACCGCGTGAACATGGTTAAAGTCCCGTATTGCCTCCGTATCACAGACGAGGTCAACATCTACAAGAAGTTGATCGAAGGCAGCTCGTTGCATTCGTCGCCATGTGCTCCAGGAACACTAGAGATGCTTGCGCAATTTTCGGTTCTTTCGCGGTTATACAAACCGGAGAATAGCACCCTGTTCTCCAAGATGGAGATATACGACGGCAAGAATCTCAAGGACAAGGATCCAAACGCCAAGTCCGCTCAGGAGTACAGGGATGAAGCGGGCGTCAATGAAGGCATGACGGGGACGTCCACTCGCTTTGCGTACAAGATACTTTCGCACACCTTCAACTACGACGGAACAGAAATCGCGGCAAACCCCGTACATCTGATGTACGTTCTGGAAAAGCGTATTCAGGAAGATGGGTTACCCGCTGACGTTGAAGACGAATACATCTCGTTCATCAAGGGAACTCTTGCTCCTAAGTACGCTCAGTTCTTGTCTGACGAGATCCAGAAAGCGTACCTCGAGTCGTACAGTGAGTACGGACAGAACCTGTTCGATCGATACATTCTTTACGCGGATGCCTGGATTCAGAACTCCGACTTCCGTGATCCAGAAACGGGTGAAATGTATGACAAGGGTTCGTTGAATGAGGAACTCGAGAAGATTGAGAAGCCAGCAGGTATCACTAACGCGAAGGACTTCAGAAACGAGGTTGTCAACTTTGTCCTCCGGGCTCGCGCGAACAACAACGGCAACAATGTTGCGTGGACGTCGTACGAGAAGTTGCGCGCAGTCATCGAGAAGAAGATGTTTGCCAACACGGAAGAGTTGCTGCCGGTGATTTCCTTCAACAAGAAGTCGACCAGCGACGAGGAAGGCAAGCACGGTCAATTCGTTCAGCGGATGATGGACAAGGGGTATACCGAGAAGCAGGTTCGACTGTTGGTGGAGTGGTACATGCGTTATCGGAAGCACAGCTGATCTATACATCCAATCACGAAAGCACTCAACTATGAGTTTCACCATAATCGACCGAAGAAAGAACGACAAAGGCAAGAGCTCGCCCAATCGGCGCAAGTTTATTGGGCGAGTGAAGGACCTGCTAAAGGACGGTATTAAGGGAATAGTTCGAGATACTGATCTCAAGGATCTGGCTTCAAGTAGTAAGAAGAAGATTAAGATTCCTGTCCGCAATCTTGATGAGCCGTTTTTTCATCACGCGGATGGTGGCGTCCAGGACATGGTTCGCCCGGGTAATGATCGATTTACCCCAGGCGACAAGATCAAACGACCTGAGTCTGGGCAAGGAAAAGGCACCAAGGGATCACCAGATGGTGAGGGGGAAGATGACTTTTCCTTTCACCTCACCAAGGATGAGTTCTTAGATTTGTTTTTTGAGAACTGCGAACTGCCCGACTTGATGCACAAGACGTTAGCGCTCCTGACAGAGGAGGAACTCCGCCGCGTGGGATTTACTACAGACGGCGCCCCCGCTGCTCTAAACATTGTTCGGTCGGTCCGACAAGCTAAATCCCGTCGTATAGGGTTACGGGCAGGCCGGGTCAAGCGGTTACATGAACTCGAGGCGAAGGAAGAAGAACTGCTCAAAGAAATAGCAGAGCGTCAAGCGCAGGGGTTAGACGTAGCCGTGGAAACTGACG